AAGTCTGGCGGGATGGTAGGAGCCAGCTTTTCAACCTTGGCGTTGGGCATGTCGGTTGCCAGCAAACCACCAGCGCGGTTGAGCGCAAAATTCTTCTCATCCAAAATGCCCGTGAAGCCAATCAGCGCCGTGGGCGGCGAGACTTGTTTGCTCAACAGGTCAAGAATTTCAGCCAGACGTTTTGTCCGCAGTTGCTGAAGGTAAATCAAACGCGACACTTCTGACTGACCCCAGTAGTAGTCATACAGTGGGTTGGGGCAAACCTGGATGAATGGCAGTTCGCCTTTCAAGAAGACTTGCTCCCCTGGTCGGTCATAGATGATGATGTCGGGGTCAGCGCGGGTGACAACCTGATAGTCGGCAATGTCATCGTTCCACACCCACAACTCAATCATCTCCACAGTCTCTTCCGACACCGTGGCTTTGTACTTGTTGCTGCCAGCAAGGTCGAGGTTGACGTTACCGTACATGGTCGGGTTGGACGCAGACAAGATGATGCGCTCTACCCCGTTGGCTATCTCTGTGCGCTCATGCTGTGTGGCGCTCACACGTTTGACAATTGCATCCCGCTGCGGGTGGTTGTAGAGCCGTGCGTACAACTCAGACCTGGTGATGTAGTAGCTTTGGACAATAGCTTCTTGTCTGTCGGTGTACGGGCTATCTTCCCGCAACACACCCATAGTTCCAGGCTCCACCATGTACGGGTGAATGCCGTTGTTGATGATGAGTTTGACAAAAGTGGAGGAGTAGCACAAAGACCAAGAGACCGCTTGCGAGAACACCTGGTCAGCATTACTGTTGAGCCACTCATCATTGAGTGCGCGGGTCAGCACAGGTATCTTGCGATGCTCCAACTCATGGACTGCCGCACCAAGATTGATAGAGAAGCGGGTTGTCTCTGCTGAATACAAAAACGAGGTTAGCTGGTCAATGTGCGGAAAGATTTTGTTGAAGATTGCGGGCGTTTCGCTGGGCGCATTCCCAAAGAGGTAGTAGCTACGCAGGGAAGCGTAGTCAGGGCGGCGCTCCTCCCGAGAGACAAGACACTTCTGTATCAGGTCAAGGTAGAACAATTCCCTCTGTACTGGCTCTTTGGGGATTCTCATGGTTTGTTAACAGTTAAGTTTTCATGGTCTTGAAAGTATGACGCAGGTTTTGGCCCTGTCAAGTTGCCCGCATCACGGGGGTTGATGCCCACAGGTTCCCCTGCAAGGGACTTGAACTGCCCACCCATGACTGACTTCATGGAAATATTACCACCATTGCCCCAGATGGCGGCATCACCAGCCCGCCCTTCCTTCTGCTTTTGGCTCTCATTCTGGCTCTCAAAGTGTTCACTGGCGGCTGTAGCCTCTGCATATTGCTTGTCAGTGAGCTTGTTGTTCCGCTTGAGGTAGCCAGTTTGGTGTTCGCCTTCCTTGGTGGACTTGATGTCCGTCATTTGAAAGTCTTTTGCCAATCCTTCCAGCGTTTTGTCCGTTTTGGCGGTCTTTGCGGACTTCATCCCCACTGGTTTGAGGTGGATGATAGAAATGGTGGCCTTGCAGTGCTTCATGGGGCATTCAGCCTCCCATGCTTCAAACACACCATGTGATTCGCAGTAGTAGTCTCTCAATATAGCCATAGTTACCCTCTAAGTGCTTCCTGTAGGTCAATTTCACTGTAATCATGGCGGTTGACCAATCCAACCTTGATTTTTATGCCGTCTGGCGTAACTTTTAGCCCCATTCCAGGCATCATGGCGGGCTGTGCTTCCCGTCTGTACTCAACAAAACGGGTGTTGTCTTTGCGGCGCATGACCTTCACGTTGCCCTCTTTCCACTGCTGGTAGGCCTTGCTAACCCGCAATTGCATCATTTCGGTCTGTGGATAAATCCTGTGGACAAATACATCGTAGAACTGCTGCTTACTTATGCCCGCAAGTTCGCAAAACAAGGCTATAGAGATGCCTCTATCCTGGTCTTTTATGAACCGCTTCATCTGCCGGAACAGTTCTAGTTTGGTTAAAGCCTTCACGACCCGTACATCCCTATCCGCTTGAGGTAGTTGCTGACGTTGGTAGCTGTGGATAACTCTTCTGCTGACCGCATTTCTTTCATGGCACTAATCTCACGGGTGAGCTTGGCGGCTATCAGGCGGGGCTGGACTTGCTCTGCGTAGGCTACACAGGCCAGCGCGGCGGCAATCACCCTGTCATCCTTGGCTCTGCCAGGTGCGCCTATAAATCCGTTCTCACGCACGATGGTCTTCATCTCTTCCAGCAAGTCCATGCTGAACACGTTCATCATCCCGCGCTCAAAGTAGTCCTTGTAGTACGCCAGCATACGCTCTTTAGTGCTGCTGGTGGTCAAGTACCCCATGCTGTTGCCAGGGCCGCCCAGGTTGTCATTCCTGCGCCAGAGGTAGTTCTGCATGTTGCCAAGTACGTCCATCAGGTCTTTGCCCATAGCATTGCCCATGCTGGATGCCATCCGGCGCAGCGTCCTGATTTCGTTGATGACCGCCTGCCCAGGGCCGTTGACCTCTAGGTTAAGGGTGGAGTTCTTGTAAGCTCCGGCAAGGTGAGCAATCACCCAGGCAAACTGGTAGGTGTTCATCTCGCTGGTAGCAAACTCTGCCACCTGGTCTAACCCGTTGGCGTACACCCTAAAGACTTGGATGCAGAAGCGGTCTGCCCAATCAGAGGAGCCGTAGGCAGGGTCAGCACCGATGACATAGTAGGCAGAGTCATTAGGCTCTTCCCAGACCCGCAGCGTACCCAGCCGCTCTGTGGACTTCATAACTTCTGTGTCTTGGAAGCTCTGACCAAAGATGTAGCGGTAACAGTCAGGCAGATTCTTCTTGGCTTCTTTCGCCGCCTCCGTGCAGCGGCTGCTAGAGAAGAAGGAAGTGCCCGTCATCACAAAAGCGTAGTCCTCGGTAGGCGGGAACTCCTGGTACATCAGGGATTCATCCTTGATACCTTCCAGCATCTTCCACCGCCACCAGGCCATTTGACGGGAGTTTATCTCTACGCCGTATAACTTCCGTATATCTTTCGTCCACTCCCGCTCTTCTGGGCTTAACTTGCCATCCCAATAGACCTTGTAGATGTTGCTGTCAGCAGTGACAGAGTAGTATTCATTACGCCACCAGCCGCAGAAGATGGCACGCTGGGTCTTGGCAGACTTGGCGGTCTTGTACATGTCGTGGAACATGTTAAAGCCCTGGGCGGTACTTTCGAACATGTACAGCCGCTCTGGGTTCTTTTCTGCCAGCGAAGCTATAAGCGATGCAAGACCTTCTTCATTACCCCAGGAGGCTGTCTCTGTACCGTGAAGATAAGTGATAGCTTTACCTTGCCCCAGCCGAGACTTATTTCCAGCGATTTGATAAAAAATTCGGCTCCTGTTCTTGAGAACCATTTGGTTTCTATTGTGGGCAACCAACGGAATCTTGTACTCTTTGGGTAGTCCTTCCATGTACATAGCCAAAGTAGAGCGAAACATGTCTCTGTTCTCTTCTGTATCTGCAACCAGCGTACCCTGCCATCCAGGATGAGTAAATTGCCAGTAGAGGTCGAGAGCAAGGGAAACAGTCGTGATGCCCAACTGACGGCCCTTGAGGATGACGAAGAAGTGGACATCCTGCGCTAGACCTTTCTGTATTTCTTCCATGACATACGTCTGCGTTCCCAGCAGCTTGCCCATCTTCTTGAGACCTTCTTCCTTGGTCTCAATCTTCAGTTCTGAGCAAAACTTGTAGAACTTCTGTAGGTCAAATTTCATTTGCGGGGCTTGTCTTCAAAAACAACTTCTCCGCTGGGAGTTACCAGCTTATTGCCTTTCCAGGTTGGCGCACCATCCGCAGCCCACTGAGACTCTGCGCTGAACGACTCATGGTACGGAGTCTTGTACGTGTCTGGGTAATGCAGTGATTTGGTTGTAGGGTTGATGGCGGCCTTTGGCGTGCCGCCCTTCTGCAACGATTGATAGTAGCCACGCATGTCGTAGTCAGGATATTTATCCTGTGGGTTAAAAGGAACCTTGTTGGCCTTAACCCAATCCATGAATGCCTTCTCTTTTTCCGGCGGCAGTTGGGTCAGTTGCTTTTGCCAATCAGGCTTTGAATACGCTGCGTTGCGCTTGAGCAAATCCTCGCGCATCTTCTGATAACGCTGCTGTTCAATAAGGTTCATCATCTCTTCAGAGGTAGCCATGTCATTTCCTTGTTAGGGGACGATACGTCCGTGGTACGGTGCTTTGGTGGGAATCAGGAACTGGGTGGACAGGTTGCCCTTGACGATGCTGTCGCAAGTGTTGACAAACATCTGGACATTCTTGTCCATACGGCCTTGGTACAGGTGGTACACGCCTTCCTCAAAGTGCGTGCCTATGCCGTACAGCCCGTAGGTATGCAGCCGCCAAGCGCCTTCCTCCGGCTCTGCTGTCCAGTGGGTAGGGAACAAGGTCTTGTACCGCAGCCCCGCCATCTCTGCGGCGTAGCACACGTTCTCTGCCACATCACTCTGCTCTGTCTCCGAGAAGGTTGGCTTACGCAACTCTATCCACGCCTCGCGGTACATGAAGAAGAAAGCAGGCGCAGCAAAGATATGGGACTTGGGCCAGATGTGATTACTTGCCTGCGCTATGCCCACAAACGATTCATTCTGGGCAGCCCACGCTGCCGCTTGGTTGACAACGCCTGGGTTGGTCGGAACACAGTCGATGTCCAGAAAGCCAACAACGTCCGCAGTGCTGTTGTCCATAACAATGTCCATCCACTTGCCGTGCGGGGTCTGTGTTATGTGGTACGTTACATCCAGACCTAAGTGCTTACAGGTATTGGTGTGAGCCTCCACCATCTTCACATTGGTGTTGGGCCAGGCAAGGGTGTGTATCTCTATGTTCATGCTGTTGTTCTCAGGTCTGCGTACTTCTTAATTTGGGGGACACCGTTCTTGAGTGTGACCACCTTGCTGTCATCAGGAGGAGTCTCACCAGCCTGCTGGTAGTGGAAGGCCAGGGTGGTAGGGTAGTTGACAGTGGCTTTCATAGACCGCGCTATCTTGACCCCTGAGTCCTGCACAGCTTTCCAGAAGTATCTGTCCCCTATGTACCCGTACTCTCGGGGCCGGAAACCCCACTCCTTGCACAGCGGGAATGTTTCACGGGAAAGCAGGAAGCAGTTGGTGTCATTCCAGTGGATGCCGTTGCTCTCAGTGTCCACGCCCATCTGTGTCCCGTCCATTCTCCACAACACGCGAGGACAGGTTACCACCTTCGCCTGCGACTGCTGCATGACCTCCACCATAGTGGCAATGTGGTCAGGTTCAAACCAGCAGTCAGCATCCAGCAGGCAGATAGCGTCAGCACCCTGCACACTGGCAACCGACAGACCCACTATCCTGGGCGTGTCGCCAGAGTCATTGCAGTTGGGAAGAGATATGTGGACAACATCCGCACCCTTCTCAAAAGTCTGGACAGGGTGACCGTCTGCCACCATGTAGTGAACGATGTCGCAGTGGGTCTGCTGCCGCACACTACGCCAGCACCTCTCCAGCACGGCTATAGGTTCTTTCCAGTAAGGGGTGACAACGGCTACTCTCATGCTTACTCCTCATAGAACGTCTCTGTGTCTTTCACACGGCGCATGTACTGCTTGATACGTGTGTCCGACTGCTTACCGTACAGCTTCTCTAGCTTCAACAACTGTGCTGCTAGAAACTTGTCTGCCTTCTCTTTCCCGTAAGACTTCTTGGCAGCAAAGTAAGAGTGCAGCAGCACCCTGGCCTCTGCCATCTCTAGCTGTACTCTGTCAGACATGTTAGTCACGGATGTAGTCCAGCAGCACCTTGCAGGCTGCTATCTCCTTGTCGGTGTGCCCTTCCTCCAGCACGTTGTCCAACAAGTCCTGTAGGTACTGAGCCACAAAGTCATCCATACCCTGCATGAAGCTCTCTGTGAGGTCTATGCTGATAGGGATGTTGAGGGTTATCTTTTTAGTCTTCGGCATTTGGCTTTCCCATCCAATCCAACAAGGCTAGACAAGCCTCTTGTATGTCGCGGTCACTGTCCCAATCAGCAAGATGTTCCTGTATCTGCTTCAACCTAGCCCGCACAATCTGGTCTAGCACTTCATCAGCAGCAGTGTTCTGTTCAAACTTGAGAACTATCTTGTGAGTCATGCCATCCTCCATACTCTGATTAAGTCACCTTCTGTCCTGGCTACAAACACACGCTGTAGCCGCTTCCCAGCCCTGTAGTTAGCGTTGAGTACCTTTGCCCTAGCCTCTACAGGCACGGTGAAGGAATCCCCTATCTCCATGTCCTCGTAAGGGTAGGCATACACCACCCTGGGCTTCGGCATAGCAATACCGCTTTCTCTTTCTATCG